CTATATCTACTTCCTTCTTTATGTACTACCATATGTGCGTTTAACGCTCTTTGGGTAGCATATTCTTTATTACATTCACCGCACTTAAACATCAGTGGCTCCTTATTTGCTCAAAAGTATTTATGCTTTTAAGCAAAATTTGCTCTATTAGTTGAGCAAGCTACCAACTGAGCTATTGCGGCGTTATCTTTTTACTCTACAAATTGGACAAAAGTCGTTGTGATCCAATTCAAATTTACATTCAGGACATTTATTCATATTAATACTTATCCTGTATCTTGGCGGGCAGCCAGGGATTCGAACCCTGGGAACGCTATTAACGTTCGTCCGCTTAGTAGGCGGGTGCTTTAAACCACTCAGCCAACTGCCCGTAAACCGTCCCAACCTCCAAGTATTGCATGTTCTTCTGCATGACAGTTTGCACATAACAATGCGCACTTATCTACTTCTTCTAAAAAGACCTGTAAGTTTTTAGATCTTCTAAACGCTTTTGGGTCCTTCTTAGTCGGGTCTTTGTGATGAAACTGTAATGCTCCTGTGTAGTTGTTATATCCACACTTTTCGCAACAGCCACCTTTATGTTTAATCGCTTGCAACCTAACATCTTTTTGTGTTTGGTGCGTTAATTTAATGTGACAACTTTTACACCGGATCTTCTGACCACCATAAAAGTTGTCTGGATTAGTTTCGTTACAAGTCTTACACAAGTATGGCTTTACCACACCTTTCTTACCTGAACTGCCTATGCCTTCTAAGTTCATCTTACTCTCCTATACTGTTATTTAGCATATTAAAGTAAATTTACTTTAAGCCACTCAGCCACCTGTCCGTATTCTGGCTCCCTCTGCTGGGCTCGAACCAGCGACAAATTGATTAACAGTCAATTGCTCTACCAACTGAGCTAAGAGGGAATAAAGACTGCTTATTGCTAACACACCTATCAACACTTCCTCCCTCACCTAGCCTTATTGACATTGCTAGTTACGTTTGGTTGCTACTTGTGTGTAGCAATAAGCAGTCTTCCTTATTCTTGGTGCCCTCTCCCGGACTCGAACCGGGACGCTGTGAAGACTGAGGATCCCCATTCTCCATCACTAGGGTTATTCTTTGGTGCGGGCGGTGGGACTTGAACCCACAACGTGATCATTAATCTGTGAAGGATTTTAAGTCCTTTGCGTTTCAACCAATTTCGCCACGCCCGCTTATTAACTTTTTAACTCTGGAATAGTTGCCCCCTTTTGGAGCAAGTCCAACTTCTAACAACGTTTGTCTTATATTACTATGATTATCGTATGCTGTCAATAACTCATTGTCAGAAACTTTAACTTAAACAATGTCTACCATTCCACCAAGAGGGCACTTTATTCTAATTACTGTGTATGTGTGGGAGGTTCTCAACGCTTTCGCTCCGCCTATCCACACTAACGACAAACACTTGCCGGCATACTTGCATCGAGCCTTTTGTTGTGATTGCGACATCACTTCTCATCATATGGGACTTGCTAACCCATACTAGCTGAGGAGCAACCTCAACACGTCTCTTGGTACTCCTAAGGAGTACTATTGGTCCTAGCGGTTGGAATCGAACCAACTCGGTCATTACAACAAAGCGTTATGAGCGCTGAGGCTCCCCATTTGCCATCACTAGGTGTATTCTGGCGGTCCCTGCAGGATTCGAACCTGCAACCTACTGCTTAGAAGGCAGTTGATCTATCCAGTTGATCTAAGGAACCTTAATTCTATTGTTTTTAGTTTTAACATGATAGCATTAACTGAGTCTGGTGTCAAGCCTGGAATAACATCATCATTGTCATTTATGCCAGGTAGTTGTACAAACATATTGTCGTCAAAAACTGCCGCTTCATACTTTGCTTTTCCAGGCAAAAGTACTACACTAAGCTGATACTTTCCAAACTGCTGTTTAGCTTGAAAGTGACCAGGACCAACTTCATTAAACTTGAGTGTATTGAAAAGTTGCATCAGTTTACACCTCCAATGTATATGGTTTATTCCACTTACCAACATTAACGTCAGTGTAGTGTGAACGACTAAAGTAATCAGTCATTGCGTCATCATTGTTAAAGTACTTTGGACCTTTCATAGCATCTACAAGCTCTTCTAAAAAGTCACTAGCGGCACCGTATGTTTCAGGATAGTAAGGGTTTACTTGAATGTATCCATCATTTTCATAGTATGGTGTACCACGGCGTTCTGCGATCTCCTGGTTCTTTTTATTGGCTTCACCAATAAAGTCAATTGGACCACTCTTAATGTTTACACAAATTGTTGAGTGATTATTAACACTAATGCTGGCTTTCATACGATACTTTTTTAGTACTGCTTTGATGCCTGGTGCTAATTCTTTTTTCATTGCTTGTGATACATACGCCATTTGCTAACTCCTGTTTGCTTAACTTATACATAATGTCTAGCAGTTCTAGACCAAGATGTCAATAGCTAATTTAACTTTTTTTATATTTTTTTAACATTTTTTCTTGTTCAGCATATGCTTCAATTTCCCACGGACGTTCAAAGTAAGGAATATCACTAGGCTCAAACATAGGAAACTCACCACGTACATCTTGTTTAATGTGTACAAACTCATGGAAGATAGCAGTAATAAGGTCTTCAGTTTTCAGACCTTTGCGAACACGGATCTCATACTCACGATCATCATCGCCTTCTAAACAGTCTGCTTCGGCGGCCAATCCTGGCGCAATCTCTACATCAACTGCTAGTTTACGGTGTCGTGGTAACCAGTAATCTTTAGCAAACCATAATGCTTCTGTTACTAGTTGTCGTTCTTTTTTAGTACCGCCGATTACACTATAAAGCATTGTGATCCTCTTTTAACTTATACATATACTATAGCACCAATACGTCTTGGTGTCAAGCCGGTTTATTAAAAAAATGCCATTAAAATTAGAATTAATATTAGCCAGCCAACCCAGTTAAATCCGCCACCAATTAAGCCCTTACTTTTAGCACAATCGTAGCAGTAACGATACTTCTTTGGTGTCTTTTTTGTACAAAAAAATGCGTCACATGTTTTTTTACTCATAATGAAATATCTTCTAATCCTGCTGATCTTAATTTTACAATGTTATTAATCTGAAATCCTTTAGTATCCAGTGCTTTGATAAGCCCCATATACTTGTTACGGATCAAGGCAAACTCATTACAAATGTGTTGCTGGTCGATAACATCAGGTTCACCTTCAGCATACTTGTCAGCGTCACGGCTACTTAGAGCACGATTATAATGCTCTAAAAACTTTTTATATTTTTGTGTTTTTATTTTACGAAGTTCAATATTCAGATATTCCAGAATTGCTTCTATCTCCTGTAATTGATTAAAACGATATTCAATTATACCAGGCATGTCTCGTGAATGTCTTTCGACACTGCCTTTAAGGCCACACTCTTTACGTGCTTCGTCTAATTGTTTTTCGTAATAATCAATTGCAGGGATAATGTTACTGATATCTTTTCGTATATCGTTAAACCAGCTCATTTACCATTCTTCATCATCTTCGTTAAACTCGTCCAAATCTACATATTCAGTATATTTGTCTCGGATAACTTTGTCAATAGTTCCGTCAAAACCAACTAGTTCATCAGATACTTCTTCAATATCAATTGAATCTTCTAGGGTCATTAAGAACTTTTGACAAGCGTCATATTTGTCCTTTGCTGTAATGTATGGCTTTACTGCCATCCAAAGATTCACGAACTGTTCAATTTCGTCTTCACTCAGTTTCATATGTATCAGTTTCCTCAGATAATGTGTTCTCGTTATTTAGTTCATCAGCATCTTCAGTAACGTCATCTACTTTTTGGTCGTCCCATTCGCTCATAATAAGGTCTAATGCGCCATCTTTATTAGCATTCCAAGGCTTACGGAACATTTTAATTACTTCACCAGTTACGTGACTAGTGTATTCCAAACTGTTACCGCTCTTCTTTAGAATATCTTTGGCTTCAAAGAACTCTACAAGTCCACTGTATGGACTCATACCTGTTTCATATGGAATCTCCACTTGTACACTTTCAAACGGTTTAGCATAACGTGTTTTCATTACCTTACACGCCGCTCTAATACCATGTACTTGTGAAGTCTTGTTGCCGTCTGCGTCTACTTTTAGTTTAAGTTTACGCATAGCAACCACAATACTACTTGCGTAGATAAAGCCTTGCCCACCACTAATCTTATCATCTGGATCAAACATATCCTGTGATGCGTATGTGTGGTTAGTTGCCATTAGTCCTACGTTGTATTCGCCCAACATGTTAACAGTATTACGAACCAGTGATGTTAGTGCTTTAGGCTTACGGCCCAAGTCACCCTTCATATCACCTGCTTCAAACTGTTTAACATCAGTTGGTGTCAACATCATACCTAATGAGTCAATCACAAACAATACTTTAGGACGTTCGTCCTTTTCCTTGTCTGCCCATTCCTTTTTGTAGTCTGTCATGAAATCACTCATAACTTTGGCTACATCGTCAATCATTGCTAAGTTAAGTTTTAGCAACTTATCTGGACTTGTATCTACATCTAATGCGTGTAGCCAAGTCTCATCTAGTGCGTTTTCAGTATCAATTAGTACAACAAAAATGTTTTGATCCTGTGCTTGTTTAACAATATTACCAGCCGCAATATACGATTTACCTGCGCCTGATTCACCAGCTAGTACTGATACTTTGCCAAGTGGAATACCCTTTTCAAAGTCTCCACTAATTAATTTGTTTAGTGTATAATTACCTGTTGAAATCCATGTATCTGGATCATTAAACCCAACACTTAGTCCGGGCACCGCTTTAGTAATACTCTTGCGGAATTTACTTACATCAAATGGTCTTGCCATTATTATCTCCTAGAAAGAAAGTGTCGGGCGACATATTTGCCGCCCTTAACTATATGTTATGGATTTATGCTCTTGAGCGGATTGCCGCTAAGATGTCCTGCGCACTTGGCTTGTCACCTTCAGCTGCTACTGGAGCAGGTGTTGGTGCAGGCGTTGGTGCCGCTTCTGCTACTGGAGCAGGTGTTGGCGTAGGTGCTGTTGCTACTGGTTGTGGCGTTGGCGTTGCTACTGGAGCAGGTGCCGCTGCTGGCGCACTACCATTATTTGGTGCGCTGTTTGATGTATCAATTTGTACACCTGATGGGCGATAAAAATTACCCCAACGTGATGGATCATACATTTTACCATCAACACTTGCTTCAAACATTTCAGCAATTACTGCCAACTCTGCTTCGCTTGGTTGCTTTGGTAGATAATCATTTAGATTATACAATCCATGTGTTTCGATAGCTGCACGTTCATTGCTATCTAAGCTACGTTCTCTACGAGCCCAACCACTAGTTGAGTAATCTGCGTATTGACCTTTTGTTGTCTTAGTAAGACGGAAGTCTGTACCACCTTCGTAATCTGTAGGAAGTTCTTCAAAGTCACTACTCATTAGAGCACCTTTAATAATATTGAAGATACTTGGATTAATTACAAATCTACGAATTGGATTTTCTGGAGACTCTTCTTCCAAAGAGTTTTCAGTTACAAAACCTTGGAATACGTATGAACGTTTCTTCCAATACTTACGACCCATGTCTTCTAGACTTGGATCCTTAAACCACTGACGTACCTCTGATAGTACTGGACAGCTTCCAACTGGTCCCCACATTTCATTACATGGAACGTTTACAACACAACGACGACTGTCTGGTTGTCCTTCGATTCCTTGAAACTCCATGCGAATCATTTGACGCTCACGCCAAAAGAAAGTGTTTCCTGTATCTCCATCTGGAAGGAAACGAATTACACTTGTTGAATTTTCTGGGATGTTCCAAAACGGATAGATTGCGTTATCGCCTCCGCCGCTTTGCTTGCCTGGACCGCTGTTGTCCTGTGCTTGTAGTTTTGCTTTAATTTCTGCCAATGATGCCATAGTTATTCTCCTAATATGTTTGCCTATGTGTGTTGCTCTAAGAGCAACTTTTGCCTAAGTTTGCCTAAGTGACAATGTACTTATTATCACTAATATATAATACATGCGTTAGTTTGTCAACTAAAAAGTTTATTAATATCATAAGATTCGAATACTTTATTGATATCCGCTTCCCATTGATCACTTTCTGCATGTACTGGTGTCTCATTGTGTGTTGGCTGTAGCCTAGGCATCAGCGAAGCAAGTGCTTTTGCTGATTTACCCAGTATAGCATCGTCGTTGATGCTGTCAACCAATTTACTTGCTTCTGCAAGACAATTTGACATTGTGCTTTCGCTCTCATCAAGAACGTTAGCAATATACTCCATCACTGCGCCTAATTGGGCTCGTGCTGAAGAATTCTCAAATGTGTGGTTCATTGGATTTTCAGGATCGCCGACAATGTCAGTTCCTTCTTTAACCCAAACTGTTTTACCACTATTTTCAACAACACTTACAAGGTTGTTGATTGTTTCTGCTACTTTTGTATTGTGTTCACGTACTGCTTGCATTTCTTTTACAAGTGACTGAACATAAGGTAGTGCGCCTTCTACATTTTCATCAAAGTGATGTACTGTAAATTTTGTTTTGATATCATCTAGTCCATTTTCGTCCAGTTGCTCATCGCTGGCTTCAAATGCTTCAATCATTGATGAATAGGTTCTTGCGCCCTTCATACGGTTAAGTGTTTCACGTATACTGTTAATACGTCCAATAACTGCTTCTACAATATCTGCTGTATCTTCGTTAACAAGTCCATTCTTTTCACTATAACGTCTAAACTCTTTAAGTTTCTTTAATTCTGAACATTGTTCTGCGATATGTTTGCCGAAGTCATCCATTGGATTACCACCAGCTTGTACGTGACGTAGCATAGCTCTGCCGCCTGCTAAGTTGTTACTTGGAAACTTGTAACGTTCACCTTCGCTGTTTTCAATATAGATGGCTTGAATGTTTCTACTACGTGATCCACGTTGTTCTTCATTCACTGCTTTGTTATGTTTAATAACAAGTCTAGCACTTTCTAATTTTTGGTAGCTACTTTTGCTACTCCCGTATGCGGCTCCGATGCCTTCATTTACTTTATCTTGATTCATGTCTTTTACCTTTTGAGCTTGGTAGTCGAAATCTTTTGGTTCAATTGACTTGGTGAAATTCTTTAGTGTGTATTCAATAATACTACGGTTGGCCAAAGTTTTAATCTGTCCTAGCGTTTCTTTTATTGATTGATGATCTACATTTGATCCTAAACTTACTTTTATATTACGAGTATTTTCAGTTTCATCTAAACTAATCATAGTTCCAGTGTCTATCATAAAAAATCGTCTAGCTTCTGCAGGGTCTACTGTATCAGCACCCTCATCAGTATACAATTTTAAATCGTGACCGTTGCCTTTGAGTATTTTAAACATCTTTTCTGCAACTAATTCTGAACTCAACATATCTCTTTAACTTTCTATATAATGTATTTATACCAAAAACGTAAATGGCATAGGTGCTAAATCTTCTTCATCACTAAAACTATCTTTAAGCTCGTTATATGTAACTTCATCATACTGTGCTACTTGTTGTGCGACTCTAACCACCAGCAATGCTGACATTACTAAGTCATCAGTTTCGCCTTCTTTTGCGCTGTAACTAGCACCACGAGCAACAAATGTTTTTGTTTCACGTAGTAGTGTACTACTGGCTATTTCCATTTTATCAGTTTCAATCCAGTTTTTAAATTTACTACATGCTGCTAACTTACTTTTGTTTGTAGTAGTAAACCCTTTTCTATAACCTCTGCTTGATCCAGCACGTCTAGGTTCAGATATAAATGTGCCAGGTAAGTTTTCCTCACCCATTTCATTAATAACAACTAGTGCCGCTTCTCCTAGTGTATTGTTTTCTACACTCCAATATATTTCAGATTCAGGTGCTCCTGATTGTATTTCAGTAAGCATTCCACGTAATATTCTTATTTGCTCTTGTATAGGAGTTTTATTGTGCATCCACTCTCCTACTTGTCGCATACCAGGAAGCTCGTATATTTGTATTGCGCTGTTGTCGCCACCTGTACCCAAACTTGGATCCAATCCAGCAATATAAGTTTTTCCATTTTGGAATGGCCTATACCAACGTACTTGTCCAGTTTTCTTGAGTACATCTTTAGTTTCCATTAACGATAACTTTACACTGTCAATAAGTGTTTCATCAAAGGCAATGAATTCATTTAGGTGTTCACGACGGAATCGCTCCTCACCAATTTTACCTGTTTCTTCATCTGCCCATTTTTGGTCACGGTCTGGATGATGTTTCCAATCAGCACTGTATGCTTTAAACCCATTTTTACCAGTTTCTTTTTCATTACCATATGCGTCAGTTGTCTTTAGTGCTTCTCGCCAAATACGAGCAAATTGGTCATCGTCTTGGTTTGGTGTACTTGTAATAATACATTTACCACCTGTACTAAGTGTTGGTGACAATGCTGTCCAGAATTCACGAGCAATAGTAGGTCTTACAAACGCAAACTCGTCTAAGTACGCTAACGATATACTTAAACCACGTCCAGTATTGTCTGTAGTTGCTTGAGCAATAATACGGCTACCATTGTCAAACTCTAGTGATCCTTTATTATATGCTGTAACACCAGCACGTATAAAGTTTGGTAAAAGTTCGTAAGCAAAACGTATACGCTGCATAATCTCTTGTGCGCCACTATACTTGTGCGCCGCAATTAGAATAGTTTGGTCTGGAATAAACATACTATACCACAGCAAGTATGCGCCCGCCGCAGTTGATTTACCCATCTGTCTACTAATAAGAGCAATACTGTATCTGTGATTGTGATACGAATTTAATAGTTCTCTTTGGTAATCAAACAACTCAAATTTAAGTCTACCCTTGGTAGGGTGTTGAATCCAAACATATTCAGTTATAAAGTACTGCGGATCCATAGCACATTTAGCAAGTTCTTGTAACTCATGCGTTGTGTATTTTTCTTTTGTGTACGGGGTTTTAGTTAATTTTGTATCTACTGACATACTAATACTTATGTTAAGTTAAAAAGGGGAAGCGACAAATTGTTTTGTCAGCTTCCCCAAATGTAAACCTTAAGCCTGTAATTAAGGGTTGTATATTATATACCCGCTAGTTTGCGCAAGTAATCTAATTCTTCGTGTGCGTGTGTATGCGCATCATTATTGCATTCACATCCTGTTTCTGGTTGGCCAATTGTACATCCACAATCTTCACATGTTGCTGTTGCTTCTTCGCCTAAGCCTTCGCCCATTCTTGACAACGCATCTTGAATAACATCTGCGTCTAAGGCAGTTAATAGTTCGTGCATTACTTTTTCAATACCATGTTGTTCGATCATATCGTATACTGGTTTTGTATAATAGCCGCCTGCTTCGTTAGTTTTAGCTCTAGCGTTAGCTCTTTCTTCAGCAGCACATTCATCACATGTATCAATTTCACCATCAGTTTCGTCTTTCATGTATTCACAATCTGAACAACCTTTGGTTTCTTCTCCTAATTCATCTCTACCCCATACAAACTTACCATCTGCGCCAGGTTTCATACGCTTAATAATCTCCGCATTTTTACCTAGTCCATCATTTTTACGATCATCTGCTTTTTTTTGATAAAATGGATTATCTGCATGTGTATATGAACTATCGCCTGATACTTTACGTACTGCGTCTTGTGGCATTGAAGCATTGCTTTTACCTACTTTAATAGCGTTTGCTGTACTTGCTACTGCATTGTAACGATCTTGATAGTTTTCTACATATACTTCTACCATGTCATCGCCATTACGTAGTCCGCCTTTTTTAACTTTTACGTTTTCTTTGCCGTATTCTTTCATAGCTTTTGCTGGAGACATTGATGTTTGTTTCCAACTCTTTTCGCCTTCTTTTAAATATTCAGTAAATGTTTTCATTATTCTAGTCCTGCTAATTTTTTCATATATTCAATAGCTTCACCAAATCCACTATCACGACCAATACGACTATCTAAGTCACGTGCTACTTGATCTCTAACATCTGTATCGCCTGCTTCAGCAAAATTATCGTTATCATCTGCTAAGTTCATTAAGTCTGACATAGCGGCATCAATAGCACGCTCTGGACTATCAAATTCACCTGCTTCGTGTCTTTTAACAATATCGTCTACAACTTCAGCAACTTCAGCATTGCCTTCGTCACTAAACATACCGTATTCACGGTTGCTATCATACTCGCCACGTGATGGGTTGTAGTCTGGTGCGCCTGCTTCTTGTACGTCTTCGTTCATGCTTTTCCACATTTCGTCACATTCTTCTTTGCTAACGCCTTGTGCCATATACTCTTGACAAAAATCATCATGGTCCATGTTTTCAGCATCGTCCATCATTTTGTCTTTCATGCCGCCTTCATTTATTGACTCTTCCATGGTTGCTTCTGTATGTGCTTCACGCATTGCTCCCATTAATTCTTCAAAAGCAGATCTTACATCTCCTAAATCACAATCATCGCCACAAGCTGCTTCTAGCTTGCCGCCATCACGGAATACACTATTAAGTTCTTTTAGTTTATCCATTGCTCCATTAAATGTATTATCTATTTTTGAATGTGCCATATTAAATACCTGCGTTTCTTCTAAGTACTGCTAGTTCACTGTCTATGCTATCTGATAGTTTGTGTGCTGTATCTTTTTTCATTGTAGTTTTATGTGTCTTACCACCAAACTCAAAACTGTCTTTACCAGATCTTGATGCTGCAGCAGCCGCTTGATTAAAAGCATTTTCGTCAATATCATCTTCTTCAACTTTTGCTTCGTCTACTTTATCATCGTCGTCTTTTTCCCATGGTGCTTTTTTAAGAGATACTTTTTTTCTTTTCTCGCCACGCTCTGGTTCGTCTGCTTTATCAAAAGCACGTCTTATTGCTTTCTCATCTTCAGCACTACCTTCTTTAAATGATGCATATGCTTCACTTACACTTTCTACAGTGTGGTCTGGATACACAGTTTCATCTACACTAACATGATCGCCTTTTGCTTTCAAGTAACGGCGTAAACTTGTATCTACATCACTACCCATTGATTGCATTGGGTCGTCCATCATTTGTTCATCTGGGGCTGTTGTTGCTTGCTCGAATCCTGCGCCCTCTGCTTCTTCAACTTCTGCTGTTGTTTCAATTCTGTTAAGAAGTTCTGGGTTTACAATTCCTGCTAATTTTACTAAGTCTCTTAAATCCATTTTTTTATACCTTATATTCTTTATTTAATTCTGATTTAGGTAAGTTCTTAACAAAGTTTGAAACAAATTCATTTCCAAAGTTGTCTTTATGTTCTACTTTTTCAGCTTCGCTATAATCAGCATCTGCTAATACACTTTTGCTTTCATCATCAGTAGCGTTCTCTAAATCCTCTTCTTCGTCGATAAACTCACCTTCATTATATACTCTAATTGCTCCAATACTAATACCAGTTGACGCCGCAACTTCTTCTTGCATTACATTTGGAGTACATGGTAGGTGTGTTACGATTTCCAAAGTAGACACTGCGCTCGGGCCAATGTCACCAAACCCGGCTGGGCTTCTTTGAATAATACTAGTCTTAGGTGCGCTTACGCTCTCTACATTGTATCTTGCTAAGTGCTTCTCTAATTTATCTAGTTGATCATCTGACATTTCAGCCACAGTACGTAGTCTGAAGTTGTATGTTTTCTCAGATTCTGCCAAATATTGCTTTAAACTTTTCATAATATTATCCTATCTTATAGTTATTTATCACCGTTCTTAGATTCTGCCACTTTTGCCATAATGTCGTTAATAAGGCTAGAACGGTCAAATTCTTCAGCAGCTCCTTCAATAGGACCGCCATCAATCGGGGTGTCATTGAGCTTGGCAATTTGCATTTCAACTTTCTTTTCTTCTAAATCAAGTTTACGTTTGCGCATTTGCATCTCAATCATCTTTAATTTTTTGTCCATCTTTGCTGTTTTAGCTGTAATGGCATTTGTCATCATTTTACTTGCGCTATCAAACACTGGAGCAGCATGTCTGTCTTCTACGTTTTGTCCAAGATCCATAAGATCTTTAAACGCATCCATTGCTTGTTGAGCATACTCATCCATGTCTTTATCAAGTGACTCTAAATCACGCACTGCTGGTAATGCTTGGTCAATTTTATCAGCAGTGTCTAATGCTTGTTGCATTGATTCTAAATCAAACCCAGTTTCTTCTGCTGTAGTATGTGCTGGCGTTTCTGGACTAGCCATGTTAAAAACTTCTTCAATTTTTTTACTCATTTTTTTCTCTTCTTTGTTTTCTTAGGATTATTAAAAAGTTCATTCTCAGTTAGCACTCTAAATCCTACGCCTTGTTTTGAAGCAAATAACTTTGCGGCTTGCCATTTAGCTTCGTTTACTACTGCGGCGGCTTTTTGAGCTGGACTTCTAGCATTGCCAAGTATTTGTCCAGCAGGCTTAATTTCTATAAACTCAGCATGTCTTTTTTTGTTTACATCTTCATACACTATAAAAAAGTCTGGCACATACATTGTTTGCTTATTTTTAACTGGATGAAAATATGGTATGCGATGACTTTCACTTGCCCAGGCTACTACACTAGGATGTGTATCACAAAATCTCATAAATTTTAATTCCCATCCACTACGATATCTCGGTGAATGTTTACCAATATACCTAGATAAATTTCTAGGTGTGAATATTCCTTGTTGAAACTTAGATGCCATTATATACGTATTTATGTTTAATTAAAAGTTTTCAAAAGCAACGTGTTCTGGTTGAAATTGTGCTGTAAAAGTAACTGGTGCGCTGTCTGAATAGTCTAGTCTATCATGAGTAACATTTGTCATCATACAGTTAGACATAATAATCCTTCGTCCACGACCATCACCAGCAGCTGCTGGAGTATTTGGTGGACCAGCAAAAACTGATTCACGTGTGTCAGTAGTAGTTATAATAATTCTATTAAAGAAAAATCTACCTAACGAATTTATTGCGTTAAGACCGCTTGGTGTATTAATTACACCAGTAGTAGCATTTGAAGCAAACGGAGATTTAAGTTTACTTAATCCTTGTGAGTAATAATAAGAAGCATAAGAAGTAAGTAAATTTTGAAAGTGACCATCAACAGTATCATAAAATGTTATTGATGATGGTGAAATTTCCTGTCTAGTTGTCACAAATCTTTGATGATTGTATTGATTTAATCGTGTTACATTGTATTGATAGTCAGGCAGTTCAACTCCTGATACTCTATCAAATACAAATGATTTTCCATAACTTTCATCAGATAGTGTAGCAGCATCGTCAATTTCCATAAACACAGAAAAGTTAAATTTCTGTCTTGGCTTCTTGAACATTACGAGATCGTCGACTCCGTAAATCGATGCTGCTGCATTAAGTGGACCAGTGCTAGAGGTTATTCCCATTAGTTATTAGCCTGTTGCGTTAACTAATGTGTTGTCTACTGTGCCGCCTGTAAGTGTGGCGTTTCCAGCAGCGTCATAAATCTCTGCGTTGTCGTATTGAATTTGTACTGTAACTTGTACTTGGTCACTTGCGCTATATGCCATATCGCCATACTGAATGTTTGTGATGTAGCAACCGCTAAGTTCAAACTTGTCTAGTACACCTGGTGTTGGATTTGCTCCGTCAAGTGTTTCTATTGAAGTTGAAAATTTATAACCAGCACCTGCTCTTACACTACTTTGGTTAGCGTGGTCTACTTGTCTGTTAAGTTGGTTATTTAATTCTCTTAGTGTAACGCCATCAATGTCGTCACGTAATACAATACTTACAGGTTCCCATGTGTGTTTGCCTGCTAAGTAAATTCTACTATTGTACGCATCTACTGGGATTTGTTCGTGTGTTAATCCAGGTCTGCTTGTACTAATAACGTTTCTTGTTGGGGTAGCACTAAAGCCTTCACCCTCAAAAGTAACTCTGAAACGGTACTGTAGTTTTGGCATAATAGTAGTGGTGTTTCCTGAATTGTCTGGAACACCTAGTGTTGTTAATACTGCCATGTTAGTCTCCTCTATACTAGCTAATACTATTTATAAGAAATCAGTGAAAAAAAATGGACGCACTTGGCGCCCATTAAGTTTGTAGTTATTTTAGTCTTTTTATACGTTAGATAGTGTACCACTGTTAACAATACGGATTGGAATGTAAATAAATTCTACTGATTTAGTTGGCTCAATTGCCACATCAATATATAATTCGTTACGGTCAATACGTGCTGGTGTGTTGTTGCTTGTATCACACACAACAGCAAAGTCTGTTACACCTCTGCGGCTTAAAATATCTGCCAAGAAACGTTCAAACACTTGTGCTGCTCTTGCTCTAGTCTGTGTATCGTTTTGTTCAAACAAGAATGGTCTAGCAATCTCATCAAAACGTTCACGTAAGTAAGCCACCAAGCGAGCAACGTTAACACGGTCAAGTGCTGTTGTTGTACTTGCTAATGTTTTCTGTCCAAATATAACTGTACCTTGTCCAATAAATGTTGTAATTGGATTTAGTTTGTTTTGATACATTTCATCACGTTGTCCTTGTGTAAGGCTAATTGCTTTAAACTCATTCTCACTAGTAATGTAACCAACTGAGCTTGCGTTTTGTACAACACCACGTGTTAATCCTGCTGGAGCAAACCATGGGAAACTAATGTTGTCGTTATAAGCAAATGTGTATAGTGCCATGTGACTTGCTGGAACAACTACTGTTTTACCTGTAACTGGCTCTGTTGAGTTGCCTGATGGATAGTATGCGGCACTGTAAGTATTATTTGTTACTAAGCCATCTTCTCCATTTTCAGTAGCAACGTTACTATTTTTAACCCAACTAATTGCTTCAGTTGCAGTTTTGCGCATTGGTGTATCAATAATAATAAATGCTGTTTCACCACGGTCACTGTTTAGTGTTACTAATTCGTCTGTTAGTTCAGGATAGTTAGGTGCTGCTAGTAAACTATATGCGTACTGCTCTTCACGTAAATCTGCTCCTGCTACTACTGCTTGCATGCCAGCCGCTACAACTTTACGTTGAGCAAATCTACCAAATGCGCCACTGCCATCTGAATGATTAGTTGCCGCATTTCTCCATGCTGTGCCGTTCCAACTACGTACTGTATTTCTACTTTGTGCCATATTAACTACAAGCATTCCATCTGGGTAAATTGTCGCATCTGGAGCACCTGCAATACCAGCACCGCCGCCGAAAGTGTCGTCAATGTCAGCAAACAATACACCGTTTGCGCTTGTTTGGTCACTATTTGAATGTTTAACCCAAGCAGAACCATTATGCTGATAAATTTTAGGATAGTCACGGGCATTAGCACCGCTTGCTAATGTTGTGTCGACCCAAACATCACCATCCGCTAATGCGGCGCCTAAGGTGTCTGTTGTTGGTGCTGTTGTGCTATATTGTACATCAGCTGCTGCGGTCCATGCAGAACCATTACTAGTATAAATGTCTAAACTATCAACTGTGTTATCAAACCAATATTGACCAGTTGATGCTGTTGCTGTTGGTGCTGCAATTTGTGCTAATAATGAAGAAGCTAATGCCAACGGTGCGCCTGCGCCGCTTACTACTAAGATATCAATTTGATCTACTGCTTCACCTAAAAGTATACCGCCTGCTGTGGCACTTGATGTTAGTGCTGTTGCGCTTGCGCCATCTTGTGGTACAAATGTAGTAATATCAGCATTATCTGAACCATCACTTACACCTACTACTGATTGTGGATTCCATGCTGTAGTAAATTTACTAATAGCAATACTTACACCGTTACCTGGGCTTGTTGTTTTAACCCAAACATCGCCATTACTTGGTCCTACTGGTACGCTATAGTGTGGTGCTAGTGTTGCGCCTGCTGTTACCCATGCCGCTCCACTTTCTTTATAATATTCAATACTATTACTTAAAGTTGAAACTACGACGTGATATCCGCCAGTTACAACTGCTGCCGCTGGTGCTGTGCCTGCCGCTGTACTAATTACTTCTACTGTTGGTAGTTTGTTTTCCCATAGTCCACTTGTACTGTTATATACGTGGATACCATACTTACTAGCGTCTGTGTCTAACCAGTATGTATTTGCTGTTGAAAATGTACTTGTTGGTTGAATTGTTGTTGAATCTAATTCTGCTAGGTCAATATTAGCACGAACGATAAAGGCTCGTGATCCTTGTCCTAGATAACTGTATGCGGCTAATAAGCCGTATTCACTTGTTTCGCTACCTTGTACAATAGCTGTTCCGCTTGTAGTGAATGTTGGATTACCAAAATATTGTGTAAGCTCACGCTGTGATGTAACTGAAATTACATTACCAGCTTGTGTTGCTTTTGTAAATTTTGCGATACCATCTGATTCACTACCAGTTGGATCTGTTTTATTTTCTCTTGTTGCTACAACAATTAGTGGTACTGTTCCGTTTCCGGCGGCGCCATATGCGCTTTCATCAGTTACACTAACCTGTACACCTGGTGATACTAAAGCCATTTTATTCTCCTCTGGTCATATCTATCGATGTTAGTATTTATTAGAATAGCTATATATCAGGGGGGAAACAGGGGTTAACTACGTAGTTATTTAATTAATTAGCACTATATGAGTCAATATGTGAGATAAGAGCATGTACATTAAACTCAAGATCTTTTAGTGTACCATTGTTACAAATAGTAAAGTCTGACATCCACTGTTCTAAACTCATACTATTTTTATTCTCTGGAGGTAAATGATCACTACGGTCAACCCAAATACAGTAATCAAACACACCTGTATTTTTCATGGCATGGAATTCTTTTTTGTTTCTTAGCCCACAATAGATGTCATAAGCGTTAAACATTTCTCTACCTAGTGTAGCAGGATCCGGTACATTGTAATCACAGATAGCTTCATACCACTCTTGTCTGTGGTTATGTCGGTCAGCATAACATTCTTCTTCAGATTTATATCCATACTTGTCTTTAAGATCGTTGTATATAAATTGTAGACTACAAAATTTTGAACTGCTTTCAAAACTGTATCCATACGTGTCTCTGAGTATCTCACAGACAGTATCTTTGCCATGGCGTCCATGACCTATTACTAGTAATTTTAATTTCATGTTTATATAATAGCAAACCTAGTTGTAGTTGTCAACCGATAATTATACCTAAGCCAGCTTGGCCATCAGTATAAGTTTTAAGTTCATCATCTAGTTTGTCAATTGCCATTTGCGCATCACTACGCAATGCGTCAGCATTAAGACTAGTACCACCTTGTGGACCAGCAATAGTATTAAACTTACCACGAGCTTCTGCTAACATTAGTTTACTATATGCTAGTGCCAATTCTTTAATCCATGGCATGGCATATGTATCACTTAGTAATTCTTCTTCACTGCGCTGTTTATAAGTGTGTAAGTATACAGTGTCAGCGGCTTTAGTTCTGCGATGAATTGTTATTTTTTTACTAACAGTATTCCAAGTAAACAATAACTCTTTACCAAAAATACGACCAAGTGTTTCACGATGTTGTGATAAAGCATCAAATGTTGCTAGTCCGCCAGCTCTACCGCCGTGTAACAAATAGTTGTTTAAATATGCTGCTTCGAATGGTTCCATATCAGCACCACCACTACCATTAAGTGTGCCACTTGCTCGTCTGTAAATGGTATAAACATCTATAACTTCATCAGGTAAAGTATAGTCAGCAACATCAATTACTAAGTCTAATGTAATGAAGCTTTCTTCGACAGCGTTTTCACTACGCTGTCTATATTTTTCTAATGCCTTGCGAATGGAAAGATCGTAGTGCTCTGGGTCGAGCTCTACGTCTACCATTTGTCCGCCTAAGCGAAGTTCGATTTCTTTAATTAATTCATCACGTTTTGCCATGTAAGTATTTATACTATTTGAAGGCTTTTAGTAAAATAGTATCTTCATTAATCCTACCGTTCATTTTAATATCAGTAGTTTTCAGATATCCGAACTGTGTTTTAAGTTTATGATGTGTTACCTTTTTCCACTGTGGCAATATTTCACTTGGCTTACGTACTGTTTTTTGTCGGCTTGTCTTCTCATCAAAGAACTGAAGTGTAGTACCTTTAACTTGTAGTGTAGCTTCGTGTTGCGCATAGTAGATACCAAGTTTACGTGTTTTAGTATTAAACACAACTAGCGCACTAGCACCAATGATGTCTTGTGGAGGAATACTGCTAATACCGTAGTCTGGATCACTTGGCTTAAACTTCATCTTCTTAACTAAATCAACAGCACTTTTTTGTTTAGGCTTACGCACAGCTCTTGTTTGTTTCTTCTCAGCACGTAAAATGTCAAGTGCTTGAAAGATACGTTGGTAAAAACCATGTAGCTCTTTCTTTTCTTTTGTACTCAAGTGATTAAAACCTTCAGCAAGTTGCTGTTGCATATCGTCTTGTTTTTTAGGAGCAGGCAAGTTAATAAGTTCTTCTAGCTCTTGATACGCACCTTCATAAAACTGCTGAATAAATCGAGCATGTCCTAGATTAACTTCTAACTTGCGGAATAGTTGTAGAGGTTGCTTGTCTTTAAGTGGATTCTTTTTAGGATCACGAAGCCAATCATCTGCCCATTGATCAATCTCTTCCATTTTATCAATGGTTGCTTCTTGAAGTCTTTCCTGAATTGTAGGAACATACTTTACTTTTTTTGTAGTTAATTCAATCTTTTTAAGCTCAACAATCTGACGTCCTTCTTCTGCTAGACTCTTGATCCACGCATCTAGTTTACCTACATAATCAGGATGAATTTTATCTGGAGCATTTTCTTCAATAAATGCGGCTGTTGCCCAATGGCTTTTACCACCAACTTTGTGGTCTGGTAACTTATTAATAGCTACTTGTACTTCTTTATCGTAGTTTTTCTTAATATAGTTCTTAA